AAGGGTAAAAGTACCCGTACTTTAGGGCTTTTAGGTAGGCAATATTCTGGAGAAAGTAAAGATAATTATGATAATAATTATGACAGAATATTTAAAAAAAAATTAAAAGTGGGAGATAAAAATGCCTGAACTAGAATATGGTAAGGTTGTTAAGTACCAGGATATTACAGATATGGAAGGCTATTATGATAATTCTGAAAATAAACAGAATCGTGCATCTGATGAGCAACAGGGTATTAAGACTGATAATAAAGATTCAGACTAATGGCAACAACGTACTTAACAATTACTAATGAGGTTTTACGAGAACTCAATGAAGTACAGCTAACTTCAGCAAACTTTTCAAGTGCTGTAGGAATACAAGCATTTGTAAAAGAGTCTATAAATAGATCATTAAGAGATGTAGCAAACGAAGAACCTCAATTACCTTTTTTTGCTGCTGCTGCTAGTGGAGGTACAGATCCGTTTTACGGAAATGTAACTGTGGCTACAGTAAAAGGAACTCGATGGTATGTTTTGAAAAGTGGTAGTTCTAGTATTACTACAGACTATTCATCTATAGATTGGGATGATTTCTATATTACTACGATAAGTGTATCAGGAGAATCTGCGCCTTATGTATCTAAAGGTTTAAAGTTTATATCTTTAACTGATTGGCGTAGATATTTAAGAGATTCAGAAAATGCAGATGATGCAGATACACAAGTCTATGGAGAGCCTCGTTATGTAGTTCGTAGTCCAGACCATCGTAAATTTGGTCTTAGTCCCATACCTGATAAAGTTTATAATGTACATCTTTATGCTTATACTATTCCAACAACACTTTCTACTTATGACGATGCTATTGTTTTACCTGATCAATATGCTCCGATTATCCAAGCTAGGACAAGATATTATGTTCATCAGTTTAAAGAAAGCCTACAACAAGCTTCTTTTGCACTAGATGATTATAAAAAAGGTATGAAGTATATGAAGTCTAATTTAATTAATCCTCAACCAAAAAGCATGACTGATGATAGGATTTATTTCTAGTGGCTGCTTCTCAACCCTTTTCAGTTCCTCTTCAAGGAGGATTAGATAAGTCAACAAATGCAATAGCTATGCTTCAAAAACCAGGAATTGCTACAAAATTATTAAATTTTGAAGTAGGTACTAGAGGGGGTTATAGACGAATAAATGGGTATTCGCAGTTAGGAGATGGCACAAGACCTAATAGCAGTAATGAAATATTAGGACTTAGTGTATACGCAGATGGTGTTATTGCCTGTTCAGGTACTAATATTTATTTTAGTCAAGATGGAGATAGCTGGTTACAATTAAATAAAGCTAGTGTAGCGGCAGGTGGAGATAACTATACAGCTTTTACAGGACGTAGTGCGGCCGCCAGAACTTCACAAGGAAAAGCCCACTTTGCAACATATGAAGGCAATTCTGTTTATGGTGAAGTTATCGTTACTGATGAAGGATCTGGAGTAAAGCCTTTCTATTTTAAAATGACAGGTACTGGATCTGCATTAAGCAGCAGAACTTATTTTGCTAAAGAAATAACAGTTAGTGGTACAGTCTATCCTAAATTCTGTGTTATACACAATAAGCATTTAGTAGTAGCAGGAGCAGCAACAGCTTTAAATACTATTTATTATAGTGGTACAAGTGATATAGATGATTTTACAACCTCAGGTTCAGGAAGTATTGCTTTAGATGATCAAGTAATAGGATTAAAAAGTTTTCGTAATGAATTATTTATATTTTGCAAAAACTCAATATATAAATTACAGAATATAAACAATTCAAGTACAATAGCTGTATCTCCAGTAACAAAGAATGTAGGTTGTGTTGATGGTAAAACTATACAGGAATTTGCAGGAAATTTAATATTTTTAGCTCCTGATGGTTTTAGAACAGTTGCTGGTACAGAAAAAATTGGTGATGTAGAACTAGGAACAATTAGTAAGCCTATACAATCTATTACTAATGATATTTTAGATAATGTTTCTACTTATGAATTTAGTAGTGTAGTTCTTAGAGATAAATCTCAATATAGAATGTATTATAGTTCTTCAAGTGCTTCAACAGCTAATTCAAAAGGAATTATAGGAACACTTAGAGAAAGTGGATTTGAATGGTCAGAAACAAGAGGTATTCAATCTCCAGCAATAACCTCTGGATTTAATTATAGTGGAGTAGAGAAAATATATCATGGAGATAGGGATGGATTTGTTTATAATCACGATACAGGAAATTCTTTTAATCCTTCAGGAACAGAAACTAGTATTACAGCAGAGTACCAATCCCCTGATTTTGATTATGGAGATTTTGGAACTCTAAAAACTTTAGATCATATTAGAATTGCTCTTTTTCCAGAAGGTTCGGTAACTCCTACACTTAGAGTACGTTTTGATTATGACAGTACAGATAGGTTACAACCAACTGACGTAGGAATTATCTCAGCAACACCTTCTATTTTTAATGATTCTCTTTCTATTTTTGGAACAAGTACATTTGGCGCGCCTGAACAACCGTTAGTTAGAGCTACTCTAACAGGAAGTGGACACAGTAACTTTTTTAAAATTTTTAGTAATGATACAAATGCTCCATATACAATAAATGGATTGTATGTAAATTATAGACCATCAGGAAGACAATAACCATAAGAGAGAATTAAATTATGGCTCAAACATATACACGACAAAGCTCAATAGCAGATGGAGATACCATCACAGCTGCGCTTTTCAACAATGAATATAATCAACTTTTAAATGCTTTTGCCTACTCCTCAAGTAGTGCTTCATCTACAGGACATAGACATGATGGAACAGCTGCTCAAGGCGGTAGTATCCATACAATAGGCGATTTAGACTTTTTAAATAAAATAGTTGCTGATAGTACTAATAATCGTTGGGGTATTTTTGTAGAAGTATCTAGCGCAGCAGTAGAACAAATTAGAATTGCTGATGGTGCTATTTCACCAGTTACAGATAGTGATGTAGATTTAGGCACATCAAGCCTCTATTTCAAAAACGCATATATAGATGCAATTACAACTACTGGAGCTATTACAAGCTCTAGTACAATGCAAGGTGCAACTATAACAGCCACTACTGCTTTTGTTCCTGATGCTAATGCTGGTGCAGCTCTTGGAACAACTTCTTTAGAGTTTAGTAATTTATTTCTTTCAGATAGTGCAGTTATAAATTTTGGTAATGAACAAGATATTACACTTACACATACTCCTGATACAGGACTAACAACTAATGGTACTTTTCAAGGTACAACTATAACAGCTACTACAGCATTCGTGCCTGATGCTAATGCTGGTGCAGCTCTTGGTACAACCTCCTTAGAATTTAGTCATTTATTTCTTGCAGATAGTGGTGCTGTACAGTTTGGTAATGAACAAGATGTTACTCTTACCCATGTACATAATACAGGTTTATTACTTAATAGCACAATGGCATTACAATTTAATGATGCCTCACAATATATTAATGCTCCTTCTGCAACAGTTTTAGATATTAACGCAACTGATGAAATTGAATTAAACGCAACTCTTGTAGATATTAATGCTAATGTAGATGTTTCTGGAACTCTAGGAGTTACAGGAGCTTTAACAGCTAACGCAGGAGTAGTAGTAGATAATATAACTATTGATGGCACTGAAATAGATTTATCTTCTGGAGATTTAACAATAGACGTTGCAGGAGATATTTTTCTAGATGCCGGAGGTGGCACTATAAGATTTAAAGATGGTGGAACAACCATTGCAGATATTACTAATAATTCTAGTGATCTTCAAATAGAAGCAAAAGTACAAGATAAAGATATTAAATTTTTAGGCGATGACGGCGGGTCTGGAATAACAGCTCTTACTCTTGATATGTCAGAGGCAGGTGCTGCAACATTTAATAATAAGGTTGTTGCTACTGAATTAGATATATCAGGTAATGCAGATATTGACGGAACTACAAATCTTGATGCAGTAGATATTGATGGTGCTGTCCAAATAGATAATACTGTTACTGTAGGCGTTGACGATACGGGGTATGATGTTAAGTTCTTTGGAGATGCTGCTAGTGCATATATGCTATGGGATACATCGGCAGATGATTTAATCTTAGCAGGTGCAGCAGGATTAACTGTTGCAGGTAATGTGGACTTTAATGGAAATCTAGACGTTGATGGTTCTACTGACCTTGACGTTGTTGACATTGATGGTGCTGTGGATATGGCTACAACACTTGCTGTTGCAGGAAACGTAGACTTTAATGGTGATTTAGATGTTGATGGGACTACTAATTTAGATGTCGTAGATGTAGATGGTGCTGTCAACTTTGCAGCAGACGTAACATATGCAGATGGTGCAGATATAATCACCGCTTCAGCAGGAACTTCTAACTTTAGAGCAGGTGTCAA